AGCTGTGGCAAAATTATATAAGGAGATTGACAATATAATTAGTGATATTGCTTGCCTAATTTCAAGTTTTATTCCTAACGAAGATAACATGCTAAATTTAATTGAATGTATTATTGAAAAAATAGGTGCCAATAGAATTATTTCAAACTTTTCAATATATAATGGGGAAAGTGACCTAACTACTATTGTTAAGAGTTTTTCAAAATTGCTATATAAAGATTATTCACAGTCACGAGGCGTATGGATAGATATAATATCTAATTTCAGAGGTGAAAACTCAATTCCAATCATGACTATCCATAAAAGTAAGGGATTAGAATATGAGGCAGTTTATTTTTTAGGCTTGGAAGATTCTGCGTTCTGGAATTTTGATAAACAACCAGAAGAAGATAAAAGTATAGATGATTTAAGTATAACAGATAGAACAGAAGAACATGATGTCATATATGCTAAAAATCTAAATGAAGCAAAGATGAAAGCTTTTGAAGAATACGGAGAATGTGTAGTTCAATGGAGAAGAAAAACAGGATGGAAAGGTGGGTATGACTATCCTGTAACAAAAGAAATATATGAAGATTTAAAAAATAAAAAATAGTTTTTTATTTAGAGAACTCAAAAAGTTCTCTTTTTTTTATTTATAAAATTGGAGATGAGGTGAAGTAGCATGAAATTAAATGCAAGACAAAAATCTTTTTGTGAGTTTTATGTGGCATCTGGTAATGCTACTGAAGCTGCAACCAAATCTGGATATAGTGAAACATATAGCAAGACAAGAACTAATGTTTTATTACAAAATGTCGAGATTTGTCGATATATAAATGAACTGCAAGAGAAAACAAAAACAAGTAGGATTATGACAGCTATAGAAAGAAAAGAATTTTTAACTAAGATGATATTAAAAGAAGAAACAAAAGATACCGATAGATTAAAAGCATTAGACATTCTAAATAAAATGGATGGAGAGTATACTCAAAAGGTTGAGGTAAATGGAAATATAAACTCTAATCCATTTTCTAATCTTACAACAGATGAATTAAAAGAAATAATAAAAGATTAAAGGAGGTGTTGTGGGGGTGTATGATAAAGAATTAATAAAATTAGAAGCTAAAAAAGAATTAGCTAGGAGAGATTTTTGGTATTATTGTAAATTACTAGGAAAAAAAGACTTTTATAATGATAAAAAAGAATATTTAAAAGATTTATGTAATCAGTTACAAAGTTTTATTGATTCTAATAAAAAGATATTAGTTATTAATATGCCTCCAAGATTTGGAAAATCTTATACAGCAACCTTATTTGTTCAATGGTTATTAGGAAGAAATAACAAATTAAAAATTATGACTGGATCATATAATGAAACTCTTTCTTCTACATTTGCTAAGCAAGTAAGAGATATGATAGCAACAGAACAGACTCAAGGGGTAACAGTTTATAGAGATATATTTCCTGATACTAAAATAAAGTATGGAGAAGCATCAATGAATAAGTGGGCTTTGGAAGGAAGTCAAGTTGCAAATTATTTGGCTACATCTCCAACAGGAACTGCAACTGGATTTGGAGCAGATTTAATAGTTATAGATGACTTAATAAAAAACTCAGAAGAAGCATATAACTCTAATGTCCTTGAAAAGCATATTGATTGGTTTACTAATACTATGTTATCAAGAACAGAAAAAGGTTTTAAATTAATAATCATAATGACCAGGTGGGCAAGTAATGACCTAGCTGGTTTTATTTTATCTAATTATGATGATGTGGTTCATATAAATTATAAAGCTATCAATGATGATGGAACTCCACTTGATGAAGGAACATTATCATTGGAGGATTTTGAGTTTAAAACTAAGAATATGGCAAAAGAAATTGTATATGCCAACTACCAACAAGAACCAATAGACATCAAAGGCAGATTATACAATGAATTTAAAACTTATATTGATTTACCAAAAGAAAAGATTGTTAAAATATCTGCCTATTGTGATACAGCTGACACTGGAGATGATTTTCTATGTAATATTATATATGCAGATTGCAAAGATAGTGCTTATATACTAGATGTTATCTATACCAAAGAAGCTATGGAAATAACTGAGCCACTTGTTGCAGAAGCATATAAGAGGTTTAATGTGAATGTTGCAGATATAGAAAGCAACAATGGTGGTAGAGCATTCGCAAGAAACATTGAAAGAATTACAAGAGATAAAGGAAACTATAAGACAGTTGTTAAATGGTTCCATCAATCTGGAAATAAAATAGCAAGAATATTATCAAATAGTGCTTGGGTTAATGCAAATATTTATATGCCTATTGATTGGAAAAATAAATGGAGTGAATTTGCAAAAGATATTATTTCTTATCAGAAGGAAGGAAAAAACAAACACGATGATGGACCTGATGCTTTAACTGGTGTTGCTGAAAAATGTAATAAAATATCAGGATTATCTTTTGAATAGGAGTTAATAATGTGGGAATGGATAAAAAAACTATTTAAAAAGCCAAAGGTGGAAAATATGGAAATTAGAAAACTTGAATATTTAATAAGTCAATGGCTTTCTTCAAAAACTAGAGTGGACCAGGTAAATGGAGAAAGATATTATAAGGGTAGCCATGATATATTAAGTAAAAAAAGAAAAGCAATAGTAGAAGGTGGTAGATTAGAAGATATAAATAACTTAGTCAATTCTAAACTTGTTGATAACCAATATTCAAAAATGGTTGACCAAAAAGTTAATTATATTTTAGCTAAGAAACCAACTTTTATTTGTAAAAATGAAAATGTTTTGAAATTATTTGGTAATAAGTTTCTAAGAACTTTAAGAAATTTAGGAGAGGATACTCTTAATGGTGGTATAGGTTGGATATATCCATATTTTAACCAAAAAGGTGAATTACAATTTAGAAAATTTGAACCTTCTGAAATATTACCAATATGGAAAGATAATAATAAAGATGAATTAGAATTAGCTATAAGATTATATGAAGTCTTAGAGTTCCAACATAATAGTTTAGTTCCAGTTAAAAAAGTAGAAGTTTACTCAGGAAATGGAGTAGACTTTTTTATTTGGAATGATAGTTTAAAACCTTTAGGACATTCAGACTATATAGCAATAGGAGAAGAAACATACAACTGGGGAAAAGTTCCATTAATTCCTTTTAGAAGTAATAACTTAGAACAACCTTTAATATGCAGAGTTAAATGCTTACAAGATGCCTTGAATGAGATAATCTCTAAATTTCAAGATAATATGATGGAAGATGCAGGAAGTACAATTTTAATCTTAACTAACTATGATGGAGAGAATTTAGGAGAGTTTAGAAGAAACTTAGCTACATATAGAGCGGTAAAAGTTACAAATACTGATGGTGGCAAAGGTGGACTTGAAGCACTTCAAATAGAAGTTAACTCTGAAAACTATGCTTTAATAATCAAATTACTTAAAAAAGCAATAATAGAAAATGCAAGAGGCTTTGATGCTAAAGATGAAAGACTTGGAAATAATCCCAATGAGATGAATATTCAATCTATGTATTCTGATATAGATTTAGATGCTAATCAAATGGAAGTAGAATTTCAGGCATCTTTTGAAGAGTTAATGTGGTTTATAAATAAAGCTTTAAATGTTAATGAAACTCTTGATGTAATATTTAATAGAGATGTTTTAGTTAATGAATCTGAAACAATTAATAATTGTAAGTCTAGTGTTGGTATCATATCTCAAAAAACTATAATAACTCAACATCCATGGGTTAACGATGTTGATGAAGAAATAAAACAACTTGAAAAAGAAAATAAAGAATTAGATCCTTATCCAGGAGATTTTGGAACTAAAAAAGTTCCTGATTTAGATGAGTAATTACTGGACTAAAAGATTTGAAGAAGAAGAAAAACAAAGAAATATATCAAATAAAGCTTATGCTAAAGAAATAGAGAAACAATATAAAATAGCAGAGAATAAAATAAAAAGTGATATTGAAAAATGGTATATCAGAATAGCTGATAATAATCAAATATCATTAGCAGATGCTAAAAAGTTACTAACTAAAGATGAATTAAAAGAATTCAAATGGACCTTAGCAGAATATACTCAAAAAGCCAAGAGTGGAGCTTGGAAAAAAGAGCTTGAAAATGCTTCTGCAAGAGTTCATATTAAAAGGTTAGAAGCTTTACAACTTCAAGTTCAAAACAGCATTGAAACTTTAAGAAATAAAGAAAATGAAATGTTAGAAGATTATTTAATAAAGAATTATGAAGATACTTACTATCATTCATTGTATGAGATTTCAAAAGGATTGAATCTTAAAACAAGCTTTGCTACTTTAGACAAAAATAAGATTAATCAAGTCATAGGAAAGCCTTGGCTATCTGATGGAAAAACTTTTTCAGACAGAATTTGGCAAGATAAAGAGCAATTAATAAATACATTGAGAACTAAAATTACTCAATCTTTTATAACTGGTAGTACATTAGATGAAGCTGTTGAAGATATATCTAAATTTGTTTCTGATAAGATAAAAAACAAAGAGTATGTTGCAAGGAGATTACTAGAAACAGAATCTGCTGCTTATGCTTCAAAAGCACAAATAGAAGCTTTCAAAAGTATAGATGTTGAGAAATATGAAATAGTAGCAACATTGGATTTACATACTTCTGAAATTTGTCAAGAAATGGATGGAAAAGTTTTTAATATATCGGATCAAGAAATAGGAGTAACAGTGCCTCCTTTTCATTCTCATTGTAGAACAGTTATAGCTCCATATTTTGATGACGAACCTGCAAGAGCATCAAGAGATGAAAATGGAGAGTATAAAGAAGTTAAGTACATGAATTACAAGGAATGGAAAGACCAATATATTAAAAAAGATGAGTTAGGTTTAACTTTAAATCAAAAATCTGCTATAATGAGATATATTGGATCAGATTCTTATAAGATAAATGAAGCACTTAGAAATGGAACAAATTTAACTCAAGACCAAAAAGAATGGGTTAAAGTATTAGATGAAGCACTTGAAAAAATACCTGTATATGAAGGACAAGTTACTAGAAGTTTAAGTTTTCAATTACAAGGTAAAGAAGCTTTAGAAGAATTTTTAAAGCTTTATAATATTGGTAATGAGATTGAATATCCTGCTTACACCTCAGCAACAATAGGTGAAACATATAATCCTAGTGGAGAGGTTCAGCTAACTATAATATCTAAAACTGCTAGAAATATAACTACTTTAAATAAAGGAGAACAAGAAGTTTTATTTGAGAGAAATAAAAAATTTAAAATTGTAGATAGATATGATACAAGTAAAATTCATTATATTTTAATGGAGGAACTATAATTATGAGTAACAAAAGTTTTGAAGAATTAAACAAAGAATTTGAAGATAAACAAAAAAAGAATGGGTTATTTACAGATTCAAGATGGAATGATACTGATCCAGGAATAGTTGTAGGGGATTCTAAATCAACTTATGAAGAAAGATTGAGAGCAGTAAAACTACATATGTCAATTCTTTTTAAACAAGGTGTTTTTACTCAAGAAGAATATGAAAAAGAATTAGAAAAAAGAATAAAAGAAGTGAAAAAAGAATATAATATTAAAGATTAGAATTTGTATTATCTCTTGACAAACTCTAATATTTATAGTACAAATAGTATTATAACTATTAGGAGGGGATTTTATGAAAAGATTTTTATTATTTTTAATGCTTTTACTTTCATTCAATATCATGGCTGAATTAAATGATGTTCCAGTTGAAAAAGGAGAGTACAAAGGCTATAGGAAATTAGTTGGACATGAATATCAAGATAGATTTGATGTTTATTTTAAAGTTACTGGTGGTGGACAACAAATAACAACAGTTCCTACATTTAAAGGAATAAATTTAAAAGAAAAAGTTACTCTTGAAATGCCTGATGGAGAAAAAAGAAGTGCTACTAAAAAAGAATGGTTTAAACTCTTTAGAACTTTAAAATTTGATTCAAGTTGGAGTAGATATTTTAGAGAAAAATATGATAATTTTTATAGTGAGTGGTTAAGTACAGTACCTACTTCTGATGTTGAAAGAATGGTTATAAATTATATAGCAACTCAATATAAAGGAGAAGTAGAAACTTCAACAAGTTCAGATAATAATGAAGTACCTTCAACTTATGTAGATCCTGTTAGTGCTGAACTAGCTGAACGTGAAGCTTTAAAAAGATACCAAACACCTATTGAAGATCCACCACAAGAGAAAAAAGAAGAAAAAGGATTTTTTCAAAATGCCTTTGAAACTATATTCGGATTATAAATAAAACAAAAAATTTAAGAGAGAGTAAAATCTCTCTTTTATTTTTTAAAAATTTCTCTTGACTTTTTGTCGTCAACAATTTATAATATTGTTGTCGTCAGAAAGGAGTGTGAGAAATGGATGACAAAAAAAAGATAGGGAGACCTAAATCTTTAAAGCCAAAATCAATAAAATTGACAGTTAGAGTTGATGAAGAAACTAATAAGATTTTAGAAGATTACTGCAATAGGAAAAATAAAACTATTGTAGAAGGTGTAAGAGATGGAATAAACTATTTGAAAGAAAAATAAAAGAGATAGATTACACAAGCCTGAGAAACTTACAATCTATCTCTCCACCAAAGTATTGGTATGTAAATATTATACACTGCATACCTCTATTTTGGCAACTAAAAAATTAAAATGGAGGTATTTTTTTATGGAAAAACAAAATAAAAATTTTTTATTAACATTTATTGAATTAGCAACAGAAAAAGGAATTTTAAATGATGATATCGCAGAACATAAGAAGAAATTATTTAATCTTATGAATGAAGTTGAAGAAAATTATGTTGGAGATAAGAAAATATTTGTACAGTTTGAAAGAGCTATTATAGATGTAATAGAGCTAACTCAACATAAATATTTTGATTATGGGAAGCTAGTAAACACTATTGACGAAGAATATCAACTTAGTAATTATGACCCATTTAAAAGATTAATGGAGGTAGAAAATGAATAAATTAAATAATAAAAATGAAATAATAACAATAAAGAATGTAAGAGGATATATAGATGAAAAAGGTACTGCTTGGCTAAATCTTGAAGATGTTGCAAGGGGACTAGGTATAACTGATAAGGCTAAAAGTGGAAATACAGTAGTTAGATGGGCTAGATTGAAGGAATATTTAAAAGAATTTGGCATCGCCACAAGTGGCGACGGAGTTGGAAAAGAGAATTTACCTGAATATATTCAAGAAAATATATTTTATAAACTTTGTATGAAAGCAAATAATGAAGTTGCCAGAAAGTTTCAAGATAGAGTATGTGATGAAATATTACCAAGCATTAGAAAATATGGAATGTATGCCACAGATGAATTATTAGATAACCCAGATTTAATAATAAAAATGGCAACTAGATTAAAAGAAGAAAAAGCTAAAAATAAAGAACTTGAAGATAAGATGAAAGAGAATAAGCCAAAAGTATTATTTGCTGAAGCAGTATCAATAGCAAAAAATACCATATTAGTTAGAGAGATGGCAAAGTTAATAAAGCAAAATGGAATTGATATGGGAGAAAAAAGATTATTCATTTGGCTAAGAGAGAATGGATATCTAATAAAGAAAATAGGAACAGACTACAACATGCCAACTCAAAGGTCTATGGACTTAGAATTATTTGAAATAAAAGAAAGTCCAGTGCTTCACTCAAGTGGAGAAATTGAAATAAGTAAGACACCAAAGATTACTGGTAAGGGACAACAATATTTCTTAAATATATTTTTAAAAGATATAGCATAATAATAGAAAGCACTTAGTTAATTCTAGGTGCTTTTTTATTGCAAAGGAGAGTGATTATCTTCAAATAATTTTAATTATTATAAAAGATAATTCGTGTTTTTAGTATTGTACACGATAAAGAATAAGAGCTAAATTGTTGACATACAACGTTAAAAATGAAAGGAGCAAATAAATGAATAAAGATGAATTAATAAAGTTAGGACTAACTGAAGAACAAGCAACAATGGTAACAGAAAAGTATGTAAATATGGTTCCACAAGGAAGATTTAATGAAATTGTGGAAGAAAAAAATTCTTTAAAATCACAGCTTGCAGAAAGAGACAAACAATTAAAAGAATTAGAAAAATCTGTTGGAGATAATAAAGAATTAAAGGCTCAAATTGAAAAACTTCAAACTGATAATAAAACTGCTGCTGAAAAATATGCAAAAGATTTATTTGATTTACAATTAAATAATGCAGTTGATGTTGCTATAACAGGAGCAAAAGGAAAGAATTCAAAAGCAATAAAAGCTTTATTAGATTTAGAAAAAGCAGATTTAAAAGATGGTAAGGTTATAGGATTAGAAGAACAGTTATCTAATTTGAAAAAGTCAGATCCATATTTATTTGAGATTGAAAAACAACCAGCTAATCCAAATGGATTTAAACCTGGTGATGGAAATAATAAAACTCCTGGTGGAGATGGACCAAAAACTTATTCAGAAATGGTAGCTATGTTAGAAGCTAATCCTAACTTAGATATTAACAATTTATAAAAAAGGAGTAGATGAAAAATGGCAATATATTTTGATGCAAAAACATTTAATGCAGAGGCATTTGGAAAGTATTCAAGTAGAATACCAAATACTAAAAAGAATGAATTATTAAAATGTGGGGCAATTAGAGGTAATAAAGAAATACATGATGCATTTGCAAACCAAACAGGAACTCATTATGCTGTATTACCTATGCTAGGTAAAATAGGAGGAACACCTTTAAACTATAATGGTTCAACAGATTTAACTGCAGGATCTACTAAAACATATAATAGAGGAGTAATTACAATTGGTAGAATGGCTGCATGGACTGAAAAAGACTTTTCATTTGATATAACAGGTGGAGTTAATTTCATGGATAATGTTGCTGCTCAATTAGTAGAGTACTGGGCTGAAGTTTATCAAAATACTTTAATAAAAATATTAAAAGGTGTATTCTCAATGACTGGTGGAGAAGAAGCTAAGTTCGTTGAAGCACATACATATGATATAACTCAAAAAGCAGGAGCAGATGGAGAAGTAGGAGCAACAACTTTAAATAGTGCATCACAAAAAGCTTGTGGAGATAATAAAAACATTATCAAAATGGCAATTATGCACTCAACAGTTGCTACAAACTTAGAAAATCTACAAATAATAAAATACTTTACTCAAACAGATGCAAATGGAATGCAAAGAGAAGTAGGATTAGCTACTTGGAATGGAAGAGTTGTATTTATAGACGATGCTATGCCAGCTGAAAAATTCACTGGAGAAAAATATGCAAAAGTAACAGCATCACACCCTGAAGCATTAAAAATTACTACTGCTGGAACAGGAGAAAAAGAAGTTTCAGTTGCGACAGTAAATGGTGCAAAATTTGATACTAAATGGACTGCTAAAGAAGGTGAATATGCTGCATTAGTTCCAACAGGAATGAAATACAATACTTATTTACTAGGAGTAGGAGCATTTGATTATGAAGATTTAGGAACATTACATCCTTATGAAATGGCAAGAAATCCATATAAAAATGGTGGAGAAGATACTTTGATAACTAGAAAAAGATTCTGCTATGCTCCATTTGGAATTTCTTATAAAACATCTACTACAATATCACCTGATGATGCAGAATTAGAAAAAGGTGCTAACTGGGAATTAGTAAAATCAGAAGATGGAGAAGTAATAGATCATAAATCTATCCCAATAGTTAGAATAATTTCAAGAGGGTAATTATGGAGAATTTCAAAGAAATGGTAATTGAAAAGTTAAAATTATTCAAAATAGATGATGCTACAAGTATAGAATATTTCTTAAATAAAGCTTTATCTAGTATTAATAATTTTACAAATCAAAATTATACATTTGATAGCATTCCAGATGGACTTAAATATATATTAGTAGATAAAGCAGTAGGAGAAATTCTTAATTTTAAAAAGCTCAATGGAGAGCTTAAAGATTATGATTTTTCCTCTGTTTTAAAATCTATTAAAGAAGGGGATACAACTGAAACTTATTCTGATACAGTAAAAACACCTGAAGAACTCTTTGAGATTATGCTAAATGATTTATTAATTGGTAAAGATAATGAGTTATATAGATATAGGAGATTACAATGGTAAGAAATTTACAAAAGTTATGGAGAGATAGTTGTAGTATTTATAATTTTGAAAAAGTAAAGGATCCTAAAACTAAGACAACTGAGTTTAAAGAAATTTTAGTTCAAGAAAATATTCCATGTAGGATTTCATTTCAAAATATATCTTCTACAAGTGAAACTCCTTCAATAGCTATAACAAATCAAGTTATAAAATTATTTCTTTCAAATAAAGTGGAAATAAAAGAAAATTCAAAAATAGTTGTAACTAGAAATGGAATAGCTAAAACTTATAAAGCTTCAGGTATTCCTGCTATATACTCAGTACATCAAGAAGTTATTTTAGTCACTGATAATAAAGGAGCTTAATATGGGACAAGCAGTAAAAATTAATTTATCTGGATTAGAGGTAATGAAAAAGAATTTAGAAAATATTCAAAAAAATCAAGATGAGATAATGGCAAGTCTTGTAAAATCATTAGGAGCTTTATTATTAAGGAAAGTAATTTTTAGAACACCAGTTGGAGATTATAGCCATTTAGCTCAAACATCTAAAACAGTTGATGGAAAGAAAGTTCCAAATACTAAAAAAAATGGTGGAAATTTAAGAAGAAACTGGACAATAGGTCAAGTTTTTAAAAATGGTAATTTGTATTCAGTTGAAGTTATAAATCCTACCCATTATGCTTCTTATGTTGAGTATGGACACAGGCAAACACCAGGCAGATTTGTTCCTGTACTCGGAAAGAAATTAAAAAGAGCTTGGGTTCCTGGTAGATTTATGTTAACTATTTCAGAGAATGAAATAAAAGAAAATATGGATGCTATATTAGAAAAGAAATTAGATAGTATATTGAAGAAGGTGTTTGGTAATGCTAAGTAGAGTAGTAAGTGCTATATCTAATACTCTTGAGAAAACATTTCCAGAAGTAGAAATATATGTAAATAAGATTAAGCAAGGTTTTGAAGAGCCTTGCTTTTTTATTCAACTATTAAATCCTAATGAAAAACAAGTATTAGGTAATAGATATAAACAAAAAATAGATTTAGATATTCAGTATTTTCCTAAGAATGAGGATGACAATTGGGAATTAATGGAAATGACCCAAAAATTAAATAATATTTTGGAAGTTATTAAAACTGAAGAAGGGGATTTATTAAGAGGTTTAGATAGAAATTCACAGTTTATAGATGGAAATCTTCATTACTTTGTAACTTTCAAGCCATTTGTAAGAAAAGTAGGAGAAGAAGAACCATTTATGGAAGAATTAAAAACAGATGTAAAACCAGATAGGAGGGAGTAATGGCAACTAAAACAAAAAAAGATGATGAAGTTCTATATTCAAAAGAACAAATTATCGCAAGCAAAAAATATTCAAATAGAAAAGATATATTGAATGTTTTATTAAAAGATGATGAAGAATATAGTTTTTCAAGAATAGATGAAATTATAGAAAATTTTATGAATAAGGAGGTTCAATAATGAATGGTGGAGGAACTTTTTTAACTCAAAATAAAGTTTTACCAGGAGCATATATTAACTTTGTTTCTGCATCAAGAGCAACTGTTAATATATCTGATAGAGGTTTTGCTGCTATTGCTACTGAACTTGATTGGGGAGTAGATGGCGACATCTTTAAAGTTGAAAATAGTGATTTTCAAAAAGATACCATGAAAATCTTTGGATACGACTATACTGATGAAAAAATGAAACCTTTAAGAGATTTATTTATGAAAGCTAAAACTGTTTATCTTTATAGATTAAATGGTAATGGTGTAAAAGCAAGTAATGATTATGCAACTGCAAAATACAGTGGAACAAGAGGGAATGACATAACTATTATTGTTAAGACTAATATAGATGAATCTAATAAAAAAGATGTTATTACTATGTTAGGAACTAAGAAAGTGGATAGCCAAACTGTAGCTAATGCTTCTGAATTAATTGATAATGATTATGTTACGTTTAAAAAAGCAGCTCAGCTTACTGATACTGCTGGAACTAAACTATCAAATGGTGCTAACTTAACTACTGTAACTGGTGCTGAACATCAAAAGTTTTTAGATTTAGCTGAATCTTATTCTTTTAATACTATTGGATGTACTTCTAAAGATGAAGTAATAAAGAAATTATATGTTCAATGGACTAAGAGAATGAGAGATGAAGTTGGTGTAAAACTTCAATGTGTTGTATATAGATATGCAGCAGATTATGAAGGAGTAATAAACTTACAAAATAAAGTTAAAGATGAAGGAGCTCCAGAACAATCATTAGTTTATTGGCTAACAGGTGCTGAAGCAAGTTGTGAAGTAAATGCAACTTTAACAAATACAAAATATGACGGAGATTTTATAGTTGATACTAAGTTTACTCAATCTGAATTAATAAATGGAATAAAAGCAGGACAATTATTATTTCATAACAATGTTGGAGAACCATATGTGTTGACTGATATAAATAGTTATACATCAATAACTATATATAAAAATGATGATTTCCAATCAAATCAAACTATAAGAATTTTAGATCAAATAGGAAATGATATCGCTTTAATGTTTAACAGAAAACATTCTGGAAAGAGCAGAAATAATAATCCTGGAAGAGAAGGATTATGGAAAGACATAGTTGCACATCATCAAGAACTTGAAAGAATAGAAGCACTTGAAGATTTTGATCCTAAAAAAGTTAAAGTTGAGAAAGGTTTAACTAAAAAATCAGTAGTTGTTACGGATCCAGTTAATCCTGTAAATTGTATGGAAATTCTTTATATGACAGTTATTGTTCAATAGGAGGTAGATAGAGAATGGCAGATATGATAACAATGAATGCTAAAGATGCTGTATCAGGTAGCTTAGGCGAATGCTATGTTACATTAGAAGGTAAAAGATACAATCTAATGACAGCAATTAAATTTGAAGCAAATTATGAAAAAACAAAAACTGAAGTACCTATCTTAGGTAAAGTAAGCAAAGGAAATAAGTCTGTTGGTGGTAAAGGTAGTGGAACTATGACAGTTCACTATAATGCTCCAATTTTTAGAGAATTATTGGAAAAGTATCAAAATACTGGTGAGGATGTCTTCTTTGAAATAGAAGTTTCTAATGAAGATCCTACTTCAAAAGCAGGTAGACAAACTATCCTTTACCAAGGTTGCAATACTGATGGTGGAATTTTATCTAAATTTGATGCTGGAGCAGAGTATTTAGATGAAGAAATAAAGTTTACTTTTGAGAAATTTATAGTTAAGAATCCATTTAATATTTTAGATGGAATGATATAAGGAGTGATGAAAAATGACAAATATGGAAGTATTCTTAAAACAAAATGCAGTACAAAAAGAAAATAAAAAAGTAGCAGTTTCTGAAAGATTTAAAGATGAAGATGGAAAAGTTGTGGAATGGGAAATAAGACCTTTAACAGCACAGGAAGATCAAATATTAAGAGAAGCTAATACTGAAATTAAAGAATTAAAAGGAAAAAAAGGACAATTATTCCCTCAGCTAGATTCTAATAAGTATTCTTCTATGCTAATTGCTGCTTGTGTTGTCTTTCCAGATTTACAAAATCAAGAATTACAAGACAGCTATGGAGTAAAAAACAAGCCTGATTTATTGACAGCTATGTTACTTCCAGGAGAGTTTCAAGACTTATTTTCAGAAGTTCAAAAAATCAACGGATTTAAAACACTTGAAGATTTAACTGAAGAAGCAAAAAACTAATAAATGGGGGCGATAGTGAGGCTAATATCCTTTACTATTGCCTCCACAAGTTCCATATATTGCCTAGTAAGTTTTTGGAACTTCCAAAGGAAGAACAAGCATTTATAATGGCAAGTATTCAGATAAGAATTCAAGCTGAAAAAGAAGCTAGTAAGAAATAATGGAGGTGGATTAATGTCAACGATACAAGGTTCTATAATGCTTATGGATGCGATGTCCACTCCTTTAAATAATATCGTTGGTGCTATAAATACAACTATCACTGCTTTGCAAAAAGTTAATAATACTGATGTTAATATTGATACAAGTAGATTAGCAAGTGCACAAACTATGATAGTACAAGCTGGAGCACAATTAAGTGAAATAGAAAGAAATATTCAATTAGGGATTCAAAATAATACAGCTGAGCAGAATAATTTTAATAAATCTCTAAATCAAGGGGTAAATAAAGCAGACTCATTATTTTCAAAGATAAAAAGTTTTTTAGGGCTTTATGCTGGAATCCAATCTGTAAAAATAGGATTGGATGTTTCAGATAATATTTCTCAAACAACAGCAAGATTAAATATGATAAATGATGGAAAACAAACAACTGAGCAACTACAACAAGCTATATTTCAATCTGCTAAAAATTCAAGAGCAGGTTTCTTAGATACAGCGAGTGTAGTTTCTAAGTTAGGTTTATTAGCTCCACAAGCATTTAACAGCAATATGGAGACTGTAAAATTTTCTGAATTAATGGCTAAATCTTTTAAAGTTGGAGGAGCTTCAACATCTGAACAAACATCAGGAATGTATCAATTAACTCAAGCGATGGCTTCTGGAAAATTACAAGGAGATGAATTTAGAAGTATTATGGAAAATGCTCCTTTATTGGCACAAGCTATTAGTAAATATACAGGTAAGTCAATAGGTGATTTAAAAGAAATGAGTAAAGATGGCTTAATTACATCTGATGTAATAAAAAATTCAGTATTCGCAATGTCAGATGAAATTAACACTAAATTTAATTCAATTCCAATGACATTTGGAGATGTTGTTACTCAAATAAAAAGTAATGCTGTTAATTCATTTATGAGTATTAGTAGTACTATGAGTGGTATTTTTAATAGTGAAAGGTTTCAAGGTTTTATTGATGGAGTTTCATCTTTTATAAATAAAGCTTTTGTTATGATAAATTGGCTTATAAAAGGTATATCTATGGTGGGAACTGTCCTCTATGAAATATGGGGACCTATTCAACCAATTTTAGTTACAGTCTTAGGATTACTAACAGCATATAAATTAGTTATGGGATTTATAGCAGTAAAAACAGCTATTGCATCAGGGATTGCTACTATTTACAATTTAGCACTTCTTGCCAAACAAACAATGTTAGGAGCAGTTAGCGTAGCCTTAGCACAAGCTACTGCTGCACAAACAGGACTTAATCTAGCTATTTTAACCTGTCCAATTACTTGGATTATAGCTGGAATTGCTTTAGTTATTGCAGCTATATATGGTGTTGTGGCAGTATTTAATAAAATTACAGGTAAAGCAGTATCTGCAACAGGTATTATTGTTGGAGTGTTCTATTGGATGGGAGGAATGATTTATAATATAATTGCTGCTGCTTGGAATAAATTAGCACAAACTTTTGTGTCTATTTATAACTTAGGAGTTAGTATAGCTGAATTTTTTGCCAATGTTTTTAAACATCCTATACGTGCTGTAGCTCATCTATTTGCAAATTTTATAAACTTTTTAATAGATAAAGTTAAGTTTTTAGGTTCAATAATAGATACTATATGTGGAACTAATGTTGTTGGAAAATTAGAAACTGTTCAAACAGCAATTGGTGACTGGGTAAATGAAAAAGTTGGTGGTAATGAGATAACTTTAAAAAGAATGGATGCAACTCAAGTTATGATGGATAGAGTAGGCTTAAAAGATATGTACAATAAAGGTTATGAAAAAGGTGCTAATTTTAGTTTATTTGGTAAAAATGCCGAAACTGGAATAGATACTAATACAGAATTTGGTAATTCTACTAATCCTGAAGTAGCGAAGTCTAATGATTTATTAAAAAATATAGATAAAAACACTAAGAAAGCTGGAGATATGTTAGATTTATCACATGATGAAATTAGTTATTTGAGAGATTTAGCAGAAAGAGAAGCTATTAATAGATTTACAACAGCAGAAGTGAAAGTTGATGTTGGTGGAATAACTCAACATGTTGCTAGTGCTCTTGACTTAGATGATATTGTAGACTATATGACAAATAAAATGGAAGAAGGTATTGCGATAGCAGCGGAGGGAAGTTATGAATAATTTTATGATAGATAAAGGATATATTTTTTATTTAGATGGAATATTGGTTCCTATTACTCCTTCTTCCATTACAACTAAAATTAATAATAAGAATAAAGTTGTGACACTTATTAATGATGGAGATTTTAACATTCTAAAAGAAGAAGGTTTAAAAGAATTTACATTTGATATGTGTTTACCTGCGTATAAGTACCCTTTTGCAAGAGGGGTACTTTTACCTATCAATTATTATCTGAATATGCTAAGTTTCTTAAAAAATTCAAAGAAACCTTTTAGATTTATAGTTATTAGAGAGGGAGCAGTTGGAAGTTCTGGCTATAATACAACTATTTTAGTTTCTCTTGAAAATTATGAGATAAAAGAGGATGCTGGAAATGGTAGAGATGTTGTTGTATCTGTGACTTTAAAAGAATATAAGAATGTAAACAGTACTCTTTTTAAATATGTAAATATTGGAGCTCAAGCTATTGGTGCAGCTTTATCTGTAGCTACTTTCATATCTACAAAAACTAGAGATAGTTCATCAAAAAAATCTCAAAGAACCTATAAAGTTAAAGAAGGAGATACACTTTATATCATTGCAAAAAAAGAATTAGGTGATGCAAATAAATCTAATTTTTTAAAAGAATTGAATAAATTAAATTCTATACATGATATAAGAGTTGGGCAGGTGATAAGACTTGAATAGAGATTTAGATTTGACAATAAAAACTCAAAAAGGTCCAGTTGCACCTGCTGTTCTTGATGGTGCTTGTTGGGATACTGAAAGAAAAGGAACTCCTGGGAAATTTACTTTTAAATGTATTTTTGATGAATTAAATCAATTTGAAGAAGGAGATTTAGTAACAGTAAAATATAAAAATGAAGAAGTTTTTTATGGTTTTGTATTTACTATTTCTAGAGATAGAGACAAGATTTTATCTGTAACTGCTTATGATCAACTTAGATATTTAAAAAATAAAGACATTTATCATTATGAGAATAAAAAAGCATCTGAAGTTTTAAAAATGATATGTGATGATTTTAGGTTAAATTATGGAGAAATAGAAGATACAAAATATGTTATTCGTGAAAGATTGGAAGATAATGTTGCTTTATTTGATGTTGTTTTAACTGCTTTAAATTTAACATTACAAAATGCAAAAAGATTATATGTTATTTATGATGATTTTGGAAAAATAACTTTGAGAGATGTTGAAAGTTTAAAATTGAATGAAGGTATATTTATAGATGAAACTATATCAGAAAACTTTTCTTACAGCTCCACTATAGATAAGACATATAATAAAATTAAATTAACTAGAGAAAATAAAGAAAAGGGATTAAGAGAAATATTTTTATCTCCTAATACAGAAGCTGAAATAAAAAATCATACTTATGGGAAATGGGGTATCTTACAATACTATGATAGAGTAGATGAAAAAGAAAATCCACAAGTAAAAGCTGATTCACTACTAAAGCTTTATAATAGAAAATTTAAAAGTTTATCTATTAAGAATGTCTTTGGTAATGTAAAAGTTAGAGCTGGAGTAAGTATAGTTGTAAAATTAGACTTAGGAGACATTAAGGTTAGTAATTATATGCTTGTTGAAAGTGTAAAGCATACTTTTAATAAAGATGAGCATTTTATGGATTTAAAATTGAGAGGAGCTGATATTGAGTGATAGAAGCAGTAAAGAAAATAGTTTCTAATATGTTAGAAAATTCAAAACTTTCTAAACTAGAATTTGGTACAGTTGAAAGTGTTGAGCCTCTTAAAATAAGAATTGACCAGAAGAAAGTTATAAATGATAGTCAGTTAATGCTTTCTCATTTAGTAAGAGATTATTATGTAGATATTACAGTTCAACATAGCACTGATAGCATCTATGGTTCTTGGGATACATCTCATGATCACCCTGGAGCAGGTAAAAATGTTATTCCAATAGACCATGAACATGAGTATAAAGGTCGTAAAAAAATTATGATGCACTATTCTTTGAAAAAAGGAGAAAAAGTTGTATTAATAAGACAAGCTGGAGGACAGCTCTATTATATTTTAGATAGAATAGATGATCCTATTGTTGAAGGAGAGTGGATATAATGCTACCAGTTAGAAATGATAGAGTTGAAATAAAATCAGAAGTGGAAGCTATTCCAACTAAGACTTATAAAATGGCCATATTTGGAAATAAAATCACAGGTAAAACAGATGGACAAGAAGCTATGAAACAAGCTATTTATAAAATCTTAAATACTGAGAGATATCAATATCCAATTTATAGTTGGAACTATGGGATTGAATTAAAGGACTTGTTTGGAAAATCTAAAAGTTATTGTAAAGTTGAATTAGTATCAAGAGTATCAGAGGCTTTATTGCAAGATGAAAGAATTATTGCTGTAGAGTCTTTTTTATTTGATGATACAAAAAAAAGAGAAAGTTTAGCAATGACTTTTACAGCAAAAACAATTTATGGTGATGTTGAAATAGCTAAGGAGGTGAAAGTAGCATAATGTTTGAGGATAAGACTTATGAAAATTTATTGAATGATAAATTAAGTAGAGTCCCAAAAGATATTGATACTCGTGAAGGGTCAGTAGTATTTGATGCTACAGCAGGAAACTCTTTAGAAGAAGCTCAAATGTATCTGACAATAGCAGAATATTATCAGCAAACTTTTGGAGATACAGCAAGTAGAGAGTTTTTAATAAGGAGAGCAGCAGAAAGAGGAATAAAACCAAAAGCTGCAAGTGTTGGAGTATATAAAGGTATCTTTAATATGGATATTCCTATTGGAAGTAGATTTTCTTTAGATATCTACAATTATATCGTTATAAAAAAATTACCTACTGGAACATTTGAATATATGTTAGAGTGTGAAACTTATGGAGAAGAACCTAATGGTTCAGTAGGAGATTTAGTCCCAATAGATTATATTCCTGGATTAACATCAGCAAAAATAACAGAAATGCTTATTCCTGGTGAAGATGAAGAAGAAACTGAAAGTATAAGGCAAAGATACTTAGATAGCTTTAATCTACAAGCTTATGGTGGAAATATAAAAGACTATGAAGAAAAAACAATGGCACAAGCTGGGGTAGGAGTAGTTAAAGTAACAGCTGTTTGGAGAGGTGGAGGAACAGTAAGAGTTACTATTTTAGATAGTGAATTCAATGTAGCTTCTACATCTTTAATTTCTAAAATTCAAGAAGTGTTGGATCCAACAAAAGACCAAACTGGTAAAGGATTAGCTCCAATAGGGCATATAGTTACAGTTGATACTCCTGCACAAGAAAAAATTTATATTGCTACGAAATTAACTTTAAAAGATTTATCTGTTGCTAATATAAAAGCTGATATTGATAAAGCTTTAAAAGCATATCTTTTAGAGTTAAGAAAACAATTCAAAGAATCAGAAAAGATAATTGTCAGAACATCAATAATAGAATCAAGAATTTTAGCATTAAATCCTAATATTATAGATATTCAGGAAACTAAGGTAAATGGATATGCTCAAAACTTTACACTAGACTCTTTTAAAGTTCCAGTGTGGGGAGATGGAAATTATGTCCAACTTTAAAGATGTTAATTTATATGAGAATTTACCTGATTTTATGCAGCAATATAAAGAAATACAAGCTATTTTTAATATTGAAAATATAGATTTAACAAAACTTTGGAATGAAATTAGAAGAAGTTTTAATAATGGTTTTATATTTTCTACAGATGTTTTAGGAATATCTAAATTTGAAAAAATGATGAACATTTATCCTAAGGCAACTGATAATTTAAAAGATAGACAATTGAGAGTTTATATAAAATGGAATGCTACTCTTCCATATACTTGGAGATGGTTAGAAGAATTTTTAATTACTTATTATCAAAATGTTAAGACAAAAGCTATTCCAATCTTATTTAATGATAAATATGAATTAGATATTAGATTAGAAAAACAAGAGGAATTTAATGATTTTGATTACAGTATATACAAAGAATTAAGACCTATGATTCCAGCTAACTTAGAATTAAGAGTAGTTAATGTAATTCCAAGAAAATCTGAGAAAATTAATGTAATGAGTATAGTAATTTATAAAGCTAAAAAAGTTTTAAAAGAAAATAATAGACTAACTAATCTAGTTGGAGAAAAAGTATTTAATAATACTTTAGTTTATAGATTAAAAAAGGAGGTTTAAATGGCTTTTAGAGGACTTACAAAAAAAGGTGCTGACTATTTAGCAACTAGGCTTGCAAATGAATTAGCTGTAGAATTTTTAAAAGTAGAAATAGGAGATGGTGCTGTCGTAAGTGGACAAAATCCAAAGAATCAAACATCTCTTATTTCATACAAAAAAGATGTAAGAATATTAAAAAAAGAACAAGAAAATAATGCTATTAATCTAACAATTCAGATAACTAATGATGATATAACACAAGGTTTTTATCTGAAAGAGATAGGGATTTATGTAAATGACAGTAGTTCTAATGGCTGTTTGTATTGGTACTGCAATGAAGATAATGCTCAATATATTCCTGCTAAAACTGATAGTGTGATAGCTTTTGAAATAGATATTAGAATGGAAGTAACAAACTCTGATGCAACTATAATAAATTGGAGTGGAAAAAATACTTGGATTAATAAAGAATATCTTGAAGAAAATTATACTCAAAATGGGGAATACAAAGGAACAGCACAGGAGATTGAAGATAGAGTTGTTGCTGCTGTTGGAAAAGAGGATGGAAAATTCCCATTGAATGAAGCAATACAAGGAAATGTTTATTATTTTCCAGCAAACAAGAAGTTTTATATCTGTAAAGAAACTCAAAACAGAAAGATTAGTGTCCCTGATGTAAAATTCGAGGAACTTTCAATCTGGGAAAATCGTAAGAGATTGGAAAATCTAATAAAAGTTGATAATGGAATTACTGGAAATTATACAAATGTTGGAGCTTATAGTTTTACATTTCCTAAAATTTATAAACAAGTTCTAGGAGTTGCTATAAATGTATATAAGACTGGAACTGCAACTACTTTAGAAAATGTGTACTTAACTGGATTTGATAATACAAGTTTCAGCTTTGTAAAAGACTGTGTAGAAGCAGCTAGATCAAATACTGTAAAAGTAGCTTATACAGTTTTTTATGTTTAAAATTTAATAGTGTACTACTTATAAAAAACTAAAATTGTAGCATAAGAAGTAAAACCATAATTTTTGATTTTTCTGATTATGCATTTGTTCGGATGAGAAACTTGTAAGTCCCAGTATTCGTAAATATTCGTTTTTTCTTGCTTTATGTAGTTATACAAAAATCCAGTTACAAATACAGTAGTATTTGGAATTCCATCTACATTTATAGAATCACCAATTAAAATATTTGTATTTAAAGTAACAGTTATAACTTTAATTTTAAGAGCATTGTTGTTATCGAAAGTAATTAAATTTTCCATTCTTGTTGGAAAATCTAAAAAGAAATTCAGATAACATAATGTATTATGGAGGTTCGCCAGTACC